ATAGCCTCCTCTTTCCTGCCCACACCATCCATCTCATTAGCTGACGCATACTCGCCGCCAGCCAAACCAAGCGATGCCAAGGCACGTCCAATGGCAGAGGTTTCACAATTTTCCAAGGCACTTGTCTTGTTGACATTGCCTTGCCCCCTGATCTCTTCTGCCATGCCAGCGCCAATGACAACGCCGTCCATGTTGGTGATCTTGGCTTTGACGACAACGCGCTGGCCGTCGTCTACCAGTATGTGTGTGTCTACACCATACTCAGTGCCGTGCATCTGCCGGAATGCTTCCATCCTATGCACCACCTGGGTGTACTTCTTGCCGCCGCGCTGTGTAACGCCATGGCTGGCGTTCAACTCAGAGACAAGGGCCATTGTTGGTTTGAGATCAGTCATTCATTTCTCCGCTGGAAACGCCTAGCTTATCAGAAATGAGATGCACAAACAGCGCCAAACTCCTTTCCATATCAGCTAGTCTGTTGTTATTGTCATAAACAGCCTTGTGCAGTTCATCGACGCGCACAAACAACTCGTTAATGCTCTCCTGCATGTCCTCACGAGTGACATACGGTGTGCCGATATCCACAGGTTCATGTTTCATTGCTTTGATCCTTGATTAGTGATTTTGCCTTTTTTGCAAACTTACGTTGCGCCTTAGCCTGCCTTCTCTGTTTCTCGTGATCGGGTAAGTCAGCAAACTCAGCACCGCCTCTGACGTAACCTGCGTCCAGCCAAGACCGTTCACGCATCAATTGGATTTCAAGCGCTGACTTTCCTTCATATCGTTGGCTTCTTTTTTGATGGGCGTCCTGTTCCGATATGTAATCCTCTTCATACAACGCTTCTGGAATAAGCCATATCTGACCCTTTGGCTTCATGCAGTTTTGTCCAGACTTGTAAAAGGACTTGCCGGATAAACCATACTGAGCATCTTCATGATCGACGACAATTCTGCCGCGATCAGTAATGGCTTCGATTTCGTAATGCTCTGGCGGATACATTTCGCGGTGTGATGCTGTCTTGAGAACAACCACCTTGTCACCAACCTTGGGTGGGTTCTCGGTGTAATACGCCTTGGTCATTTCCATGTCCCTGTACTTGTGACGAAACGCATGACCATGCCCAAATTTTCCTCTGTAAGTATCGTGACTTGCGTTAGGTGTGCTTGGCTTGTCTTTATCTTCAAACATCAGTTTCTCCCTTGTAAAACTCCTTGTGCCACATAACTAGCTGGCCACGACCTGACATGCCTTTGCGTTTGGTACCATCGACCTTGATAAAGCCTTTCTCTTTTAGCTGTTTGTATCTAGCCGTAACGGTGCTATAACCGTGCTGCGGCAGGGCTTTCAGCACTTCGTCTGAAATGCACCCTGCTGCACCGAAGAACCAGATTGCATCAGCGACTACGCTTTCCATCTCCGTTGCGTTGATGCTTTCTGCGGCGTCGTGGCTGGTGGCAGGGTCATCCCTGCGCACCAGCTTGTATGCAGGCGTGTCAAACAAATCAGTCACCATCACACCCTCCACACTCTGATTTTGCCAT